TACATATGTCGACCACTTGATGGAAGGCAACGCAGACCGCAGAGCCGATTGGAAGCGTTATGAACGCAGGGCAATCGAACGCTTGGGCGACACTTACACCCGTGTAGACATTTACTGGGAACGTGCGGCGCAGTTAGGTTTCGACCGTGTTGAGTGGTCTAAAGAACGCCAGCGGCTGATTGGAGTGGCGCTGGTTAACGCTGTGATGATGGCGACCAACGTGATTGACATTGAAAAGTTACGGCAAGAAAACCGTGACCAAGCGGCCCGTTTTCCAGTGCTGACTGAAGAGTTTGAGGCGCTGCTGAAAACTGAGACTGATGCGCTGAAAAAGTACGCATTTTTCTACGAGCCTGTGGTTTACCCGCCGAATGACTGGGGTCTACATAGCCACGGGCCATACGAAGACAATGCTAAAAATCACAGCATTGATGTGGTTCGTAATGCTGGTGCGCCGCAGCGTGAGGCACTTGCGCAAGCGATGCGCACAGGTCAACTGTCTCGCTGTCTAGACGCCTTAAACACAATCCAGTCAACACCATTCACCATCAATTCAGTGGTGTTGGAAGCAGTAAAGTGGGTCTACCAAAAAATTGACCACGCTAACGACAATAACCTCGCCAAAGTCACGTGCGGTAATTTTCCCGACTTACGAAAGTACCCAGTGCCAGTCACCAAAAAACGTGACGATTGGGCCACTCTAAAGCCAGAAATCCAAGACGAATTGGTAAACGAGGCGATTGAAATCAAGCAGCACAACGCTGGTTTGCCCGGGGCTAGGACAAATTTAGACCGCCACATTGGTCAGGCGGATAATCTGCTGCGGCTGCAGACTGACGGCGATGAGATTGCGCCGGGTCTAAAAGTTAAGGCTGACTGTTTTTACCTACCGTGCAATTGGGATACACGTAATCGTGTTTACCCAATCCCAGACTTCAATTACCAAAAGGCCGATTACCTTCGGGCGTTGTTTTTGTTTTCCAACAAGACACCGGTTACGCCAGAGGCTCTGGATGACATTAAAATCCAAGCGGCGAACAGCTGGGGCAACAAGGTTGACAAAAGGCCAGACCATAAACGCATTGAATGGGTTGACGAGAATTGGGCGAAGATAATCGCTGCAGGTCAAAACTTTAAAGCTGGCTGGCCTTTTTGGAAAGACGCAGATGAGCCGTTTACTTTTCTTGCGGCTTGCGTCGAACTTGCAGCCTACGCCAAACATGGTGAAGCGCATATGTCAGGATTACCGTGCGCTAGAGATGCAAGCCAAAGCGGCATCCAGCACTTTGCAATGGCTAGTCTACACCCGGGCGACGCTGAAAAGGTAAACCTGACAGACAAGAACGAGACGCCAAATGACATCTATGAGGATTGTCTGGCAGTGGCAAAGCGGTTGATTGCCGAACAGAAAGCGGAAGATTTACAGTGGCAATCTAATGACCCAGTCACACCGCAGGATTTAGCGGAAGAGGCGGCTTACGAAAAGGCAAAAGCTAATCCATCGCTGACAAAGAAAGACAGACGGCGACTGAAGCGGCAATGGGACCGCACACCGGCTGCAGGGCGTTTAAAGCGTGACCGTGACATCGTGTCTGCTGATGAAGTAGAAGCGTGGTACGGCGCCAAATACCTGCCATATGGCCGGTCTGTGATAAAACGTAACTGCATGACTTTCGGATACAGCAGTACCGCTTTTGGCTTTACCAAACAGTTGCAAAAAGACTGGATGAAAGAAATCAGCAAGCTGGTGCGGGACGAAACGCATCCGCTAACCGACCACCCATTTACAAGGCGTGGTTTGTACGCTTCATCTTTTCTGGGTACGCAGCATTACCGGGCGATTTTGGAAGTGGTTAAGTCAGCTGAACGTGGCATGACTTTCATCAGGAGCCTGACACGTAACCTTGCACATGACGATTACGACTTACCGCCGGATCAGCGCAAAGGTCAGCACCTAACTTTCACAACGCCTCTTGGGTTTCCGATGCACCAAAATTACACGGTGACTGAAGAGTACAAGCAACGCATCCCGTTTTTCGACAGGCAAACAAACCTGCTGAAAAAACGAGACAGCTGGCTGCACCTACGTAAAGACACACCAGTAGTTGATGTCGAGGATAGTGTGGACGCTTGTGCGCCTAACATCATCCACAGCATGGATGCGACGCATTTGATGCTGGTGGTGTTAAAAAGCAAAGAGCGTGGGCTAAATGATTTCCTGCTGGTTCACGACAGCTTTGCGACGACGCCGGGTAATGTCACTCGCATGAAGGTGATAATCAACTACACGCTTGCTGAATTGTACGGAAATGGCTTCTGCCTGTACCAAGAGTTGCTGGACCAAAACTTGCCGAAAATGCGGCACCCAGAGGGTGTCACTGTCAACCGGCAGGAACGCCCAACACCAACAGTCCCGCACAAAGGTGACGAAGACGGCAATCTGCTGGATTTAAATTCAGTCAAACGCAATCGGTTCGGCGTCAGCTAACCACTACCAAAACATGACCCACCAAAGTTAGGTGGGGCTATTGCACACACACTCAACCGGCCTTGCGCCGGTTTTTGTGTTTGTACCCCAAAACAAATCGAAGAGGTGGCTTATGCACTCCCGTGAATACTTGTTGGGGGTTGCAAAACTCATGCGTCAGCGTGGGCAGCCAATCCCCCTCGAAATGCTGATCGAGGCAGAACGGCTCGGTCTCGTACTCAGCGAATTTGATGAGCCGACACTAAATGTGAATGATGAAGGAGAAGTAGTTAATGGCGAATAACAACAAAAAGAAGCTGCTGTTTACCACCCCGAAGGGCATCGCCATGTACCCGTGGTTGAACAAAGCAGACTTTCAGTTCGACAGCGCCGGACAGTTCAAAGTGAACATTCGGCTGCCAAAAGCTGATGCAAAGAAAATGATGGATGACTGCCGTGAGGCAGCCAATGATGCCTTTGGTGACAAAGCAAAGTCAGCAAAGATGCCTTGGAAAACCGATGAGGACACAGGTGATGTCATCTTTGTGACAAAATCCAAGTTCCGTCCCAAGGTGATGGACAGCACAGGCCAGTTGATTAACGACAACAATGTGCCACCAATTCATGGTGGTTCGACGTTGAAAGCAGCTGGAACGATGTACCCGTACACCGCTGGTGGCAATGTAGGCATTTCACTACAGCTGGCTGGTGTGCAAATCATCGAACTGTCTGAAGGTTCAACCGGCGGTGTGTCGTTTGAAGCCGAAGAGGGTGGCTTTGTTGCTGCCAATGACAATGATGAGGGTGCGCAGGGGGCCGGTTACAATTTCTAATAACCGCACACGGCGCCGTGCAATCATCCACGGTTACAAGTCCGGTTTAGAGGATAGATTGTCTGACCAGATAAAAGCAGCGGGTCTGCAAGTTGAGTATGAACCCGACAAAATCACATATGTCTGGCCGGAACGACAAAGCACCTACACACCGGACTTCAAGCTGCCAAAGAAAGGCGGCTTTTTTTATGTCGAAAGCAAGGGCCGTTGGACTGTCGATGACAGGCAAAAGCACCTGCTCGTAAGGGAACAGCACCCAGAAATCGACATAAGGTTCGTGTTCAGCAATCAGAACGCCAAACTCTACAAAGGTTCGCCAACTCGCTACTGCGATTGGTGCGACAAGCACGGCTTTTTGTATGCGAACAAAACAATCCCAGACGATTGGTTAAAGGAAGGAGACTAGCACAATGACTGTGGCTGAAATTGAGGTGGACTTCGTTGGTCACACCAGATGCGACCATTGTGGGAGCAGTGACGCCAATGCCTCATACAGCGACGGGCATCAATTTTGTTTTAGCTGCGAGACGTACACGCCACCAGAAGAAGGTGAAAAACCCACAGGCGGTGCGTCTCCAGCATCCCAGCTTCAGACAGCGCAAGATACCGGACAAAAAGCGGCTTTACTCACGGGTGAAGCTAAAGCAATCCCGGCAAGAGGATTAACGGTAGAAAGCTGTCAGAAGTACGGCTATCTCACCGGTGTCCATAATGGGCAACCGGTGCAGATGGCTGTCTATCGTGACAAGCACGGCAAGCCAGTCGCACAGAAACTGCGCAACGCCAATAAGCAATTTAATATCATTGGTGACGGCAAGCAGCTGCGGCTGTTTGGGTCACACCTATGGGCCAAGGGTAAAAAGCTGGTCATTACTGAGGGCGAGATAGACTGCCTGACAGTGAGCCAGATACAGAACCACAAATGGGCGACAGTAAGTCTGCCCAGTGGTGCGCCTTCGGCTGTCAAAGCGATAAAGAACAACTGGGATTATCTGGAAGGTTTTCAGGAAATCATACTGATGTTCGACCAAGATGAGCAGGGCCAAAAGGCTGCTCAAGCGGTGGCAGAGGTATTGCCAGTCGGCAAAGCCAAAATCGCTAATCTGCCATGTAAAGACGCCAACCAATGTCTTTTAGAGGGCAAAAGTGGCGCGGTAATCGAAGCGATATTTCAGGCCAAGTCATACCGGCCTGACGGTATCGTTGCGGCTACCGACCTTCGTGATGCGATTTGTGTGGATGACGCCGCATCGTCCATCAATTACCCGTATTCGATGCTGAATGAAGTATTGCTCGGCATCCGAAAACAGGAAATGGTCACAATACTCGCAGGTTCCGGGGTCGGGAAAACCACTTTCGTGCGTGAAATCGCACATCACTTACATTCTCACGGTCAACGGCTGGGTATGCTGATGCTAGAGGAAAGCACCAAGCGCACCATGCTCGGTTTGGTTGGCATTGAGTTAAGTAAGAACATCACCATTGACCGCCAGCTGGCGACTGATGAAGAGGTTCTTGCTGGGTTCGACGCACTCACAGGTCCAGACAAACCACCGCTACATTTGTTCGATGGTTTCGGTAGCTGTGATGTCGACCACATTTGCAGCCGTATCCGATACATGGTGTCGGCGCTGGGCTGCGATACCGTCATTCTCGACCACATAAGCATACTGGTGTCAGCCAGTGAGGGTGATGAACGACGGCTCATCGACTACGCCTGCACGATGTTTAGACAACTGGTGCAGGAACTGAACTTCACTTTGTTCATGGTGTCACACCTGCGCCGCCCAGACGGCGACAGGGGGCATGAGGCTGGGGCAGCAGTGCGATTGTCACAGGCTAGAGGCAGTCACGCCATTGCGCAGCTGTCTGACGCTTGTATCGCCATTCAGGTCGACCCTGACGAACCCGACAATGATGTCCGATACCTACGCATTTTGAAGAACAGGTTCACAGGCCAAACCGGCGACGCCGGGACGTTGGTCTACAACCGTGAAACCGGGCGGCTGCTTGAAGAGGAGTTAGCCCATTTGCTGGAAGGAGCAGAAGAAGATGACGACAGCAGTCAATGACAACCAAGCCAAGTGGCAAGATTTCCACGAGGCAAACCCCGGCGTGTACCGCCTAATTAAGCACTTTACGTTTCAAGCGATTGACGCCGGTTTAGAGCATTACGGGATGCAGTCGGTACTAGAACGTGTCCGTTGGCACACCGACATGGCGACCCGCAACAATGATGGTTTCAAAATCAACAACAACCACGCGCCGTTTTACGCCCGGTTGTTCATGAATGATTACCCACAACACGCCGGATTTTTCCGTACCCGCAAACAGCAAGGAGTAGCAGCCTAATGCGTGACCTGTTTGATTACATGGACGATGAAGAAATCCATTTCGCTGATGAAAGCGACTTGGACGCCTACCAAGAGCAAGCTGATGAGTTTTGTTTCTACCCCGGCACACTGATTTACCCTGCATTGGGTTTAGCTAGTGAGGCGGGCGAGGTGGCTGACAAAGTCAAAAAGCTGCTGCGTGATGATCAAATGCCATTGGCTGAAGATTTCAATGCATTGCACATCCCGCCAGAAAAACGTGAGGCAATCGCCCAAGAGTTAGGTGATTCCCTGTTTTACATCGCTGTGACAGCCAGCGACCTTGGTTACTCGCTGAGTACCATTGCAGACTTGAACATTGCGAAACTGCAAGACCGCAAAGACCGTGATGTTCTGTCAGGCAGCGGCGACTTTAGGTGAGACTAGTCGCTGACCTCGAAAGCGACAACTTTTTAGACAAACTAACCCGAATTTGGGTCATAGCGGCAATAGACGCTGACAATCCTAGTCAGACTTGGGTCTTTGGCCCCGACAGGATTGATGAAGGCGTTGCGTTACTGCAGTCAGCCGATGAATTGATTTTTCATAACGGCATTTGTTTTGACGTGCCTTGCATCCAAAAACTCTACCCAGATTTCAGTACAGATAACATGACAGTGACCGACACACTGGTCTTGTCACGTCTTATCTGTGCTGATCTGCGGGAGCGGGACTTTGCTAAAAACTGGACCAATGACGATTTTCCCAAACGCCTACACGGCTCACATAGCTTAAAGGCGTGGGGAATACGTCTTGGCGAACATAAAGGCGATTTTGGTGAAACCACCGATTGGTCTGAATGGTCGCCAGAGATGGAACAGTATTGTCTTCAAGACGTTGTCGTGACCCACAAACTTTGGCAGCACTTGCAGCCTGAGAAGTGGTCGCAGCGGTCTATTTGGTTTGAGCATGAGATAGCTGAAATATGCCATCGCATTGGTCAGGCTGGATGGACTTTTGATTTACCGAAAGCTGGTGAACTTTACGCACAATTGGTGCTGGAAAAGCAGTCAATCGAAGATGAACTAAATGACTTGTTTCCGCCATGGATCATCGAAGATGAGTTCATACCAAAGCGGAACAACAAGCGCCTTGGCTATGTCGAAGGCGAGCCATTCATTAAACAGCGTGAAGTCAAGTTTAACCCCAACAGCCGCAAGCACATCGAACATTGCTTAAAGTCCAAATACAACTGGAAGCCAAAGGTGTTTACACCATCAGGCGATGCAAAGATTGATGAAAGTACGCTGGTAACATTGCCATTCCCAGAGGCGCAGAAACTCGCCCGGGCGTTCATGTTGCAAAAGCGTCTTGGCATGTTGGCTGAAGGCAAAAATGCATGGATGCAGTTAGTCGATACTGACGGCAAGCTGCGCCATACGATTAACCCATTAGGCACTGTCACAGGACGGGCGTCGAGTTTCGGTCCAAACTTGCAACAGGTGCCTGCAGTACGCGCTGCGTTCGGCAAAGAGTGCCGTGAGTTGTTTACTGTACCACCAGGATTTTCACTGGTCGGGTCTGATTTGGCAGGTATCGAATTACGGTGTCTTGGTCACTTCCTGCAAGATGGCGGTGAGTTCGCCAGAGAAGTCTGCAGTGGTGACATCCACACAGCGAACATGAAGGCTGCTGGTCTCGAAAGTCGTGACCAAGCTAAGACCATGATTTATGCGCTGTGCTACGGCGCCGGTGACCAGAAGTTAGGTTCGATACTTGGTAAAGGCGCAGCTGAAGGCCGTGCGCTACGTGATAGGTTCTACAAAGCTAACCCAGCCTTCGCTGACTTGCTTCGGCAGCTGAAAACAGTTGTTGAGAAGAGGGGTCATTTAATTGGCCTAGACGGGCGTCAGCTGGTGGTTAGGGGTCATGCCCACTTAAACGTGTTGCTGCAGTCAGCTGCGGCGCTAATCGCCAAGAAATGGGTGCAACTCATAGACAAAGAAATAAAGCGTCAGGAACTACCGGCGACGATAGTCGCATGGGTTCATGATGAGGTTCAACTAAGCGTTAAAGACAAGGAAGGAGTGCCAGAGCATGTCGGTATTATCACTGGACGAATGGCGCAAGAAGCTGGCCGAGCGTTCAGCTTCAAGACCCCCATCGAAAGCGAATACAAAATCGGACGCAACTGGGCCGGCACTCACTGAGGGTGAGGCGGCTAACATTGCATCGGTTTACCATGTGCTAGAGCAAGCCAAGATCAAACCTTACACCACGAAGTCAGACTTCGCGCGGACATGGGCAACCCATATCGCGCTGGCTGCGTGTGAGGGGCTACTCAGCACCCGGCTCACTGAAGAGCAATTTACAAACGTGTGGATGATAACAGCTGATGGCCTTTACTGGATGAGTGAGGTCGAAGATGTTTGCCGCGATTGATACAGACATACTGCTGTATCGGGCAGCCATTGCAGCAGAAACAGAAATAGAATGGGGCGACGATATTTGGTCGCTGTTTACTGACCTGAAAGACGCCAAACAGGCGTTCCAGTTTCAGTTAGACAAAATCACAGACACGCTAGGCGTAAAAGATTACGTCTGCTGCCTGAGTGACCACGGGAACAACTTTCGTAAGGTCGTCGACCCATCTTACAAGTCCAATCGCCGAGGCACACGCAAGCCAGTTGGCTATGTGGCGCTGTGCGATTGGGTTGAGCAAAACTTCCAGACTTTTCGTCGGCCAAAGATCGAAGCTGACGACTGTATGGGATTGCTCGCAACGAAATCAGAGAATGTCGGACAGTGCATCATCGTCAGTGATGACAAGGACATGAAGACAGTGCCGGGTAAGTTGTACCGGCCCACGTCAGATGAACGACTGGACATAACCCCAGCTGATGCTGACAGGTTTTTCCTGACGCAGTGCCTCACAGGTGACAGTACAGATGGGTATAGCGGCGTCCCCGGAATTGGCCCAAAGAAAGCCGAACAGATACTCGGCACCCGACCACATTGGGGTGCTGTCGAACAAGCATACATCAAAGCAGGAATGACCCGTGATGACGCAATCAGGCAGGCACGGCTTGCCCGGATTTTGCGCTGGGACGACTGGGATGAAATCAAAAAGGAGGTGCGACTGTGGGAACCCACGAGAAACACATGAGGAAATTAGCGGCGCAATATGACGCCGTTAATCATCCACCCCATTACAATCAGGGCGAGGTCGAGTGCATTGATGCTATTGCAGCCGCTTTGGGGCCAGAAGGCTTTAAGGCGTACTGCAGAGGCAACATCCTAAAATACAACTGGCGATCCAATCACAAAAACGGAATTGAAGATTTGGAAAAGGCACGTTGGTACTTGAATAAACTGATTGACACGATGAGAACAAAAGCAGAACATAGCAACCCCCCGGAGAAGGAACATCGATGACTTTTAGGAATAAATTCGCTGAAGACATCTTCAATTTGAAGTACCGACATGAAGGCTGTGACACATGGTCAGCCTTGGCTTCAACGCTTGTGCATGAGGTATGTGACGGCCTCATGTCACCAACAGATGTCGACCAGCTGGTCCACTACATGACCGAAATGAAATTCATACCCGGCGGCAGATACCTTTGGTACGCAGGTCGGGACGTCAAATACTACAATAACTGTTTCTTGCTAAAGGCTGAGAACGATAACCGGGAAGACTGGGCGACACTGGCTAACAAGGCGACTAGCGCACTTATGAGTGGTGGGGGCATCGGTATCGACTACAGCGTCTACCGGGCTGCTGGTGAGAAACTATCACGCACCGGCGGTCAGGCATCTGGTCCGCTGCCGATGATGGAATTAGTTAACGGCATTGGTCGCAATGTCATGCAGGGCGGGTCGCGCCGAAGCGCCATGTACGCCAGTCTGCATTGGAAGCACGGCGACATTAAACAATTTTTGACCATGAAAAACTGGGGTCACATGAAGGTAGGCGACACCACAATGGGTGCGCTGAAAGAGGCTGACTTCAATTTCAAAGCGCCAATGGACATGACCAACATCTCAGTCAATTACGACACTGAGTGGCAGAACAACTATTGGGCCACAGGTGAGGTTGGTGACGTGTTCATGCATAACATGCGGCAGGCGCTGGAGACGTCAGAACCGGGTTTCAGCTTTAACTACATGAAAGACGACGAAACGCTACGCAACGCCTGTACCGAGGTCACTTCAGCTGATCCAGATGACGTTTGCAACCTTGGCTCAGTCAATCTTTCACGCATCGACAACATCGCTGAGTTTGCTGATGTCGTCGAACTGGCAACCAAATTCCTGCTCTGCGGAACCATCCGGGGTGAGGTGCCTTACGAGGGCATCAGACGTACCCGGGAAAAGAACCGGCGCCTTGGCCTCGGTCTGATGGGGATGCATGAGTGGCTAATTCAGAGAGGAGAACGCTATGAGGTTACCGACGAACTACATAAGTGGCTACACGTCTACAAGGTGGTCAGCGACAAGAGCAGCGCAGATTTTGCTGATAACATCGGGGTTAGCCGTCCTGTTGCTAATCGTGCAATCGCTCCTACTGGGAGCATTGGCATACTGGCTGGAACCAGCACAGGCGTCGAACCCATCTTCGCTGTGGCTTACAAGCGTCGATACCTTAAAGGCGGTACTCGGTGGCATTACCAATACGTAGTCGACAGCGCGGCACAAGACTTGATCGACCGTTACGGCGCTGACCCTGAGAAGATTGAAAGTGCAATCGATTTGGCAGCTGACCCAGAACGCCGCATTAAGTTCCAAGCTGACGTGCAGGATTACGTCGACATGTCGATCAGTTCGACCATCAATCTGCCAGCATGGGGAACCAAGCTGAACAACGAGGACACAGTCGAGCCATTTGCGCACATGCTAGCGAAGTATGCCCACCGGCTGCGGGGCTTTACATGCTACGCCGATGGTAGTCGTGGTGGTCAGCCACTGACGTCTGTACCTTACTCAGAGGCCAGCAATCGTCAGGGCGAAGAGTTACTCGAAACACATGACATCTGTGACATCACTGGTCACGGTGGCAGCTGTGGAG